TGGAGCCGGTATTGCCGGGATTGCCTTGCGGACCCGTGCCGGGGCCCGTCGGACCCGTGGGGCCGGTACCGTTGCCCGGGCCCGTTGCACCAAAGAGACCTTGCGGTCCTTGGTTGCCAGTGATGCCTGTCGAGCCAGTCGCACCCGTCGGACCTTGCGGTCCTTGGTGTCCTTGTGAACCATCAGGACCCGTGGGCCCAACCGGTCCAGTCGGACCAGTGATGGCGGCGCCAGCAGCGCCAGTTGCGCCCGTGCCGCCACCGGTTGCACCGGTCGGGCCTGTGGGCGTGCCAATGATGCCGGCTTGGAATGCGGCGACGACTTGCGCGAGAATCAATCCGCGCTGATTGGTGTCGTAATTGAAGCTTGAAGTAATCGTCACCGGCGAAACCTTCTAAACCGGTGGCAGCGTGACACGTCCGCGTTAAGAAGTTCTTATTGATACGATCTTGCGCGCCTGGTTTCGGATCCGAACGCACTCTGCGCATTGGCCAGTGAGAGTGTATCGTTCGGCGATATGGCCGTGCTTGCACGGCTTACCGGTGAAGTAGAACCGGATCCATGCGCGCAGCGCCAAACGGCGTGGCACAACGATTTTCTTGGCCATTAGCCTGGTCCAGGCGAGAGCTTAGCACCCGGTCCCGGCGTGTTAGAGACGCTGTTCGCCAGCTGCGGTCCGCCATTGGCGGAGACCTGTCCTGGCTGCGATCCTTGGGCTTGACGCGACGCTTGATCCATGCCGATGTGCGCGCCCGGCACGGGTTGACTTCCCGGAGGACCAGCCGGCTGAGGCTGCCCCGCCGGCGTACCGATGTGGGTCGGCATTCCTTCCGGCATTCCCAGTAGCTGCGCCATCTGGCCGGCCGACAACTCCTTCGAGATCGTCTGCACCGCCATCTGCACGCCCTTGCTGACGCTCTCCTGGACCTGCTGCGGGTTCACTGGACCTGCGGCATTCTGCTGGTTCTGCTGCTGCTCTTTTTGCTCGAGCTCCTGCTCCGATGGGACAATTGACTCACCATCAAGGCCGATACTTGAAGCGACAGCGCCAAGAACAAGGCCGCGACCTTTGAGGCCAACAATAGCGTTATCCACAGGGTTGTTAGTAGTCTGAAGAAACTCAACCTGTCGCTGGCGCATGGTCTCGCGCTGAATGGCAACCTGGACACCCTGAACACTGATTTTCTCCTCGCCAGTAAGGATGCCAGTTTCATCCGTGAGAAGGATTAAGTCGGCCAGCTGGGTCAGCGCCGGCTCCATGATATCGCGGTCAATGTTCGCTGCTACGGTCTGCAGGATCTTCGACGCATTTCCCATGAGCATCGCCAAACCCGAAGCAGTTCTCCCAGCACCACCACTGCTGGCCTGGCCGCCGACGTATTTGGGTATGGCAGAAACATCGTCCGCCATCGCCGTAAACTTGTCGAACACCGCCATCATCTCCTGGGCGTTCGCTGTCGGCATGAAGAAGCTGATCGGTTCGTCGGTCGTCGACCCTAGCGGATCGGATCGGACGTGCCATCGTTTCCACGGGTACATGTCCTCGCCGTCTTCGCCGGGAGATAACCGGTCATCTCGAACCACCACCTGGGGTCCAGAAGCAATGCTAACGTTGTTAACCAGAGCCCGTACAACCCCATTGATGATCTCCTGGACATCAGACAGGATGTCGGTCAAACCGTTGCCGAATACCGACCCCGGTACATTCTCGAAGCTTGTGATGAAATAAGGGTTGCGCTGTCGCGGCGACGGTGATAGGTGGCACTTGATGATGTACGGACCGATCATCCAGGCCTGGACGAAGTAGTCCCGCAGCGGATCCGGCGTCTCAATCCCATACTGCGCCAGCATCTGCCCTTGCACCGGGCCGTTATAGACCAACCCCGAAATCATGCCGGAGCGATTCCATGCCGGGTTTTCTTTGTTCTCCAACACTGCACGTTCCGCGTCAGTGGTGTCCCAGTTGTCATAGAACCCACCCTGCCCGTAGTGCTGTAGCACCTCGCGAATGGCTTGATGATCGTAGCCTGGTAGATCCAGCAGGTCGTCTAACTCCGCGCGGGTCATCCGCACTTTCTCAATTACTTCGGCATTGGCAATGTCCGACACTCCAGGAGTCCACCACAGATCGAAGGGACTAGGAGCGCGCCAGGTGAGTTTCGGAATCCGTTTGACCGTAGGCGTTCCACCGCCAGGTGGCCACGACAGTTCGGGCAGGATCTTGACTTCGGGTCCGCAGATGCAGGTGAACGGGAAGATGCAGATGTTGACCAGGGCATCAGCCAGCGCAATATAGAATCCGCCTTGATGCAAGATGTCATCGATCTTGTCCTCGCTAATCTTGGCCTGCTCGGCCGCCTGCTTTTTCGCCTTGTCGATCGCCCCCATCATCAGCGCCATGCGCCGGGTCTGCTCTTCTTGCGGGTCCGGCGGCTTACCTTGGGTCTGCGCCACCATCTGCTGCTCCAGCTGGAGCGCTTGGTCGATCAGCTGCACAACTTGATCCGGCGGGTCGGGAGAATCCGGAGGCTTGACCGTCCAAGCTCTGTCGGCCCCGAGATAGATGTCCCGAAGCAACGAGGTTGCGGCCCGGCATTTCTGGGCGATCACTCGTAGATAGACCTCCGACCCGCCGAAACGCCTGATTTCATTGAGTTTATTTGCATCGTACTGGCCGCCGAAGGTGCGCAAGCACATCAGCATGCGCTCGGACCAGCCGGCCTGGGTATTGCGATGGTTGCGAAAGATCTCCCAACGACCTTTGATGTAGCCAGCAAGCTGAGTGGGCGTCGCCTGTTGATTGGCGATGCTATCGGCCATGTCGGCCTTGTCTTGTGCTTCTTGGGCTAGCCGTTGTTCCAGCGCAGCCGGCGGCACGAACTGGAGTACGCCGGCTTGGCCGAGATTGTCTGCCATCGTTGGACCGTTCCAAATACTGGTCCAACCTAGCCGAATTGCGTTAACGAGTTCTTTAGACTGGCCGGGTTGCGTCACCGTGCCGCATTGTGTTATAGCTTGAGTTGTGGATGAGGCCCCTAAACCCCAAGCTCCTGCCCCGGCTCTCCTGACTTTAATCGCGCGGCATCTGCCCACCGAGGAGTACACCCTCGACCAGATCATGGAGCGCTACAAGTTCGACCAGGACTACTACGACACGGTGGTCGAACCCAACCCGTACTTCCAGCGGGTGCTCGAGGAATACACCAAGGAATGGCACTCGCTCGGCTCGACGCCGAAGCGTATCGCCTTCATGGCCGCCGCGGCCCTCGAAGAGAAGCTCCCCGAGCTAGCCGTGCGCATGGATCAGCGCAGCAATCTCAGCGACGTCGTTGCTGTCGGCAAGCTGTTCAAAGAGCTCGCCGGCATTGCGCCGCCAGTGGCAGGGGCGGCAGCGGGGAGCGGACAGAATTTCACCATCAACATCGACCTGGGCCAGCACCGGGTCAATCTGGAAACCAAGGCGGTCCCGGAGATCGTCGAGGAGAAGCTGATCGAGCCGCCGCGGGAGAAGCCCGGTGTCGACTGAGCTGGCTTGGGCAGCGGGGTTTTTTGATGGCGAAGGACATTCAAATTATTATCAGGGCACCCTGCTCGTGAAAATCAGTCAGAACCATACGGATGTACTTGACCGGTTTCAGCGGGCCGTAGGGGTGGGGACTGTCGCCGGCCCCTACTCCAATGGACGTAATCCAAATCCAAAATATCAATTCAGCGCGTTCGGTAAAAACGCCGAACGCATCATGGGCGCGCTACGACCCTATCTCAGCTCTGTCAAAAGTGCACAGTGGGATGCTGCGGTCGCAAAACGCGATAACAAGCGTACAGCCGGCATCGGCCATAACGGTGGACCGTGTCTGACAACGAGCTGAAGTACGTCGCCCCGCCAACTGTCGCCGCGTTCGCCCAATCAAACGCCTTCGGTCGACTGATCGCCGGACCAATAGGTTCCGGCAAAACGACAGGCGTAATCATGGAGCTGTTGCGACGCAGCGCTGAGCAGGCCCCGGCA